CAGCTAGTAAAATATCTCAAAAAATAAAAAAATCTAAATCTTTTTCTTCCTAACTTTAATTAGTACCAGAATATATGCTACCAGAATTATATAAGCCATTACCAGAATTCATTTACCGTAGGTTCTTTACTTACGAGTTGATAAGTGAGTGCTTATCCCATAGTTCTCACTACAAGATAACACACTCATAGTCATTCTTACTTGACTGAGAGGTTATAGCATCAAGGTAAGCTATAACTTGGAAGCAACTTAAGATAGTGTCCTTCTACCTCTCCACTATACACCTTCTTCCTTTGTGCTGGTGCTGACTTGTAGTGTGGAGTATCCCCTTGTAAGTCTAAACAAATATGACGCAAGTGTTATGTATCCGCCCATCATATTCATCTATAAATATAAGATTTTATATCAAAAGTCAAATGGAAAAAAAAACCCCTGAGAATATTTTTCTCAAGGGTAGAATATGGGAGCGAGAATTAGAGTATTATATTGGAAAGTCTTTTCTTATTTCTTCTAAAGACCAAGCATTTATTTTACCTTTTCTTATTTCCTTAGGCTTAAGTCCATGTCTCTCACAAAACTGTCTATGGATGTCTTCGTCTATATTATAGTTCAATTCCTTGAAAAATCTATACATTTCAGAGTAGTCCTGTTTTCTCACACCAGACATCTTGAAAAAGTCCTCCCACTTTGTGTTCCACTTATTTCTTCTTGGTGAGGTATCAGATACTTTCTTACTCTTGATGTTATTGTTCTTGCATATCTTACATCTTGGCTCAAAGCCAGTCTTCAATAAAGCATTCCTATAAAAGTTTTTTATGGACTTCAGTTTTCCACAGGCCGTACAGACTTTTTCTGTAATTATATTATCAGTAGTATCCAAGTATCAAAATTAAAAGTTAATTGAAATTAGAAAGAAGGTACCCCCTTATTTCCAATTTTTACCTATAGTCATCACATACCTATTTTGGTATTCAGCGTAGCAGAAGTGAGCTCTCCCCACTCTGTCCTTTTTTCTTTCTCTTACCATAGCATCAGCCATGCATCTACCCATGAACTCAGACATCTTTTCTTTAGCGAGGGGAGGAAACTCGAACTTTGTTCTTCCAAAGCCAGTATTAACAACACCACCCTGTTGAGCTTCTTCTTGTTCTTTAATACTTGCTATCTCTGTTTCAAGGTCATCGTTCATCTTAGCCTTACAAGCCCACTTGATATACTCTTCTGTATATCCAGCTGACTTATGTCTTTCTTCACAGTCTTGAGTAGGTAAAGTTCTGAACTCTTCAGATTCAGACATATTTTTACTTTCTCTCCATGTTGAATAACAAATAGCTGCGGCTTGTTCTTGGTCGTATTCATTTGTGATTACAGACATACATCTTGAGATATAGTCTTGTTCTTTCTCTGCTGATTTTACTGATGGTATTGGCATCTTTATAGGTTTGATTTTAGTCTTTTATTTTCCGTGTGTAGTTCATCTACCTTTTTCTCAAGGTCTTGTATTTTCAAGTTTAATTGATGTATCTCAGTCTTGAGGTCATCTATCAAGTTTTTGTAAATCCCAACAGCAATTTCAAGGTTTCTTAAGACCTGATTATCCGTATCAGCTTGTTGTCTCTTACGACCAACAAACCATCCAGCAATAGCTGTTATTGAGTTAGATATTAAAAGTAGTAAAGTATCGTTCATGTTATCTTAGTTAGCTCCATCACAACAGTCATACTCACGACCATAATACGCTGGTAGATTACCATACCAAGATACTTTTCTTGGAGGGTATCTGAGACCTGGCTCAATATGGATACCTGAGAAATATGTTTGTTTAGAGTTTGGCATTCCGTCTTGCGAGTTATACGACCAGTACCAGGGGTAATCGTTTGGAAAAGACCTAATTCTATCTTGAAGTCTTTGAGAATAAAATTCATATCTATTCTGTTCGATATCTCTAAAATAAGCCATCTCCTTGATACCTACCGTCTTTGAGTGTTCTGTTTCGTGAGCCACAATGCCCGCATTCATTTTCCTTGCGTAAATCTCAGGCATTGCCTCGAAATATGCCCTGTGAAGAAGATAAGGAGCAATATAGTCTTCAAGCATTATTCTATCTGCTTGAGACATAGTACCACCTGATACTTGAACTTGTAAGACAAGGTTCTGATAATAGTCATAGCCCTTCGTTCCGATGAGCGTTTGCAACCCAAGTTCCTGAGCCATAAAAATACAATTCGTCAGAAGAGCCATATCAACGTTTTGGTGAATGGTCGTCCAATTTTTTAACTTTGTCTCTGATATTAGTAAAACCTGCTTGCTCATATTATATACCTTCTATTTGTCCTTCAGCTTCTTGTAGAACATCAGGAAGTATCTGATTTTGTTCTACATCTAATTTGATAGCTTGTTTAGTTCTTAAAAATAAGACCTTCTCGAAGTCTTTAAGGAGTTCAGCTTGAATAGGCTTAATAACAATTTCGAGGAACAAATTGTACGCATCAATAAGTTCCGCTCTTCCACCAAGTTGTCCCGCCTGCTTAATCCCAAGTATCATGGGGGAGGTTATCCTATGGGCTGTTAAGATTGTACCCTCCACTTGTGGTGCCATCTGTGAATACCATCCATCAGAAGCATTATTTGGTATCGGGGTAATAACAGGTGCAGTTTCTGGATTTTCTGAAAAAAACAAAAACCACTTTCCAGCGTTATTGGAAGAGCTATACTTAGCATCGAGTTGTCTATAGATGATATCTCGTTCTTCTTCTGAAGGAACGCCATTTGTGAAACTCACAGCTACGGATGGCATCATAGACGACTGTAAATTATTTAGATGGAAATTCTTCACCTCGATATCCAATTGGATGGTTGTAAGTCCCCCTAAGTAGTCAGGTGGCGGATAATACGACATACCTGGTGAGTAAGACTTAAAGTACATCAGCTGGCTCGGAGGACTATCAGGTAGTAAGTTAAAAGCTGGTATTTCGATAGCTTTATACTTGTTTTGATTAAGTGTTGTGCTTCTCCAATCAACAGAGTAATAGTAGTGTCCCACATTTCCAAAGTCATCTTCTTTACCTGCTCTTAGTCTTGAAAAGTCTGTGTGATAAAACTCAGAAACATCCCCGTCATTTCCTTTTACAATATTAAAGGCATGACCTCCAAAGATACATCTATCTACAACTGACTTCTCCCATAGTTCATATACGGTCTCACTTCTGTTAGCCATAGCTAATACATTAGGGTCTCCCTCTATTACTTTAAGGTTCTTACCCTTAACACCGTAGATGATAGCGTTAAGACAAGCTCTATTTAGAGCTGAATATTGATATAAAGCTAATAGGTGATTTGGAAAGAGATTATCTTCTCCATAATAAACCCACGGCTTATTTTTTATAACCTCTTGATACTGAGGTACATAGGCTGCATTAAAGTCCTGTAAGTGAAAAGCGTATTTGTTATCTGAACTCATTACTAATAAATATCTGTTTTTTTGTTTTTATACATACTTTATGGGCAGTTAGTATATCCACCAGGTTGAGGGTATCCACCAACTATATGCCATACCGCTGTATTACCATTTATTACACAACCATAATACCCATCAGCGACGGGTGTTGTTAAACCAACATCACTAAAGACTTGTTGTCCTGTTGTTAAGCAAGGCCAACAATTAAAAGGTAAGCAAGAAGCGCAATTACCTAAGTTTTGAGCATATACAAAAGTATTTGGTGTTCCATTACAAGCTTGATTTACATTATTACCTTGATGAACTAAGAATTGTAAAATATTCGATGGTGGAGTTGAACTCGGGGTCGGGGTCATCGTTAAGGTTGGAGTTATCGTCGGGGTCATCGATGGTGTCTGCGTCATAGTCGGGGTCATCGTAGGTGTGATAACAGGTGGAATCGGCAAGTCAAAAGTATAACAACTTACAGGTTGAAATATATCTCCGAGGCCTGAATAGTTTAAGTCTCCATCAATATTAGAAACATACTTTATTGGAATAACACCATTAGATATAATGGTAGATGTCTGTGCTGTGAAGTCTAATACCCACTGCAGTCCTGCGGTATTAACAGCTATCGGAGTATTTCCACTAAAATAAAGTTGTTGTCCTGAAATTGTATCTCCTGTTATACTTGATAACTCCACAGGAGAGGTAGAACCTGAATAAAGTTTGTAGTAAGTTATATCCGTAGATACATTTACCGTAGCCAATATGGTTTGAGTATTAGCTGTATTATATAGAACAGAATAAGTCCTTGAGTTATCATAGACATCAAGCCATTGAGTTAATCCCGATGTTGTGAGGTCATATAGATAAAGTGTCGAACCTGTCTGACTTATGTAAGAAGCATTGGCTCCGACGATGATGGTATTATCGTCATAAATAGCCATAGAGTAGGTAGCATTAGGCGTAGCTGAGAACTGAGGAGAATCCCATATCGTCCAAGTTCTACTGAGAGTTGTGTTGAAACATCCACCTGATGTTATAGTATAATCAAACTCATAGTATTTGGAACAACCATCTACCATATACATCTTACCCGTGTTATCATTTATCGCCAAAGCACCTGGCAGACAAGAATCAAAGTTGTAAATGAAACCGAGTTGTCCCCCGTTATTAAAATAGAGGTTTGGTGGATAGTCAGTAGATACAAAGGTCGGACAGCTTCCAGTCATAGCTGAAAAACACTCAGGAGTGGTATCCCCTGAAATACAAAATTCTTCCTGTTCGGACATGTAGATAACATTCTCAAAAATTTCATTCGAAGAAATATATGGCTCATAGAAGCATTCTTGTTGTTGGTCTTCACCAACAATAACAACAGCTCTACCAGCTTCAAGTTTGTTATAGGCTAAAGCAGGGTCAGTATTTGTGGAACTTACCTGCTCATAAATAGAATAGTAGTACTGTCCGATGTACTTGAAATTGACTTGTGGTGGTGTCTGCGATAAGTTAGTGTTAAACCCCTCTATGAAGCGGAACTTGTCGTACCTTACATTCGATGTTATCACCTGAGGTATGAAACTAACCCTTTCTTTAGATGCGATATGTTGAAAAGAGAATAGATAATAAGGGTTAGCAAGTGTCTTATTCATAGACACTGTCGCTATGGGATTGTTAGTCTGATTTTTCCTTATTATCAACATTCTCGCTTATTATATAATGTGCGTCTAATTTATCGTCTATTAAAACAAAAAGTATTTCCATTTTACGCTCCTACGGTGTGTAAAATGAAACCAGGCATATTACCTGTTATGGTTGTGGAAGTTGATTGTGTTGTATTCAAAGTTGATGAAAAAGGGTTGTCGAAGGTTGTTGTTCCTGTAAAAGCCTTAAAGTTAGCAGCACTATTGTTATATCTGAATGGGGTTGATGTATATATGTTTGTGGTCAAAGATTGAATTGAACCATATATCGTATTTATACCTACTAACCCCGATAGGTTTCCAACACCACCTCTCCAAGTAGGCTGAACACCACCATTACTAATCTTATACACTAACCAATAAACCCCCGCACCATAACCACTCATAGATATATTTGATGGAAAAACATAAGTTTTTTGTCCCGTAGTTGTTGTATCTGCTGTTATACCAGAAATGATTGGTGTGTGTGGATATAAACCAAAAGGGTTTATCATCTGTGTTGTGTATAATGCTAATTCGATAGTATCACTTGTTGATGTTGCTGTTGTGGTGAATAATGTTAGAGCAGAATAAGAATAATTACCATTATCATAGAAAGGGGATGCGAGAATTATATTCTGCATACCCGCACCAAATTGTCCTATGTTTGTTGCTGTAAAGCCAGGCCCATAATATTGTCCTTTCAGAGAAACTAATGACGGAATGTTATGACTTTCCAACTGACCTTCGGCTATCATTAAACCTGTATTGTTTCCAAGACCATCCTGAACGGCTTGTAAGTTTTGAGTTATACCTGTTGAACTATCTGCTAATTTTAGTAGTCCCTGATAACTATTTTTGATTTGATTACCTGTAAGAGCGCT